GGCATAACTATTTATAAAGAGCAGTTTGGCAACAAAGATGTAATCTATAAAAAACAATCAGATGCAGAAAAGGCTAAAGGTTTGGCAAGAGTTCCGTTAAGCAGAGGTAATGATTTAAAGTCAGCCGCCACAGATTGTTTAAAGAAATGTGCATCAGAACTTGGTATAGCTGCCGACCTATATGCTAAATTAGAATTTAAGGAAACATTAATAACCCCCGAAGTAGAAATTCAAAGCTACTTAGCTAGAATAGAAGAACTGCACATGGAAAAGTTTGATTTAATTTCAGATTCATTGTCAAAAGACATTAACAGGGTAGTAAAAAATAAAGAAACATCAAGTTACATTAAAATTATAAACGCATTAGAAGAATTATGATTAGGTCAGGCAAATTCACAAGTTCAGCAATACACGTTTTAACAACTTTAGGTTCTAGGGATATGACAGCCCTAGAACTTGCTGATTGGAAAAAACTAAATCCAAAATCGGTTGCTAAGACAACTAAAGACGGTTTTGGTACGGCAGCGTTAACTTACATAGAGGTTAAGAGAAGGGAAATATTGCTTCAGCGGGGTATGAATAAAGAAACAAATACACGCCCGACAAGTTGGGGGAATATAGTAGAACCGCGTGTTCATCAACTTTTAGGTACTGAATATGTTTACCATTCAGACCTTCGTGTTAACCACAGCGAATATCCCGCATTTTGGTCGGGTGCTGCTGATTTAACAACAGAAACTAGCGAAGGTATTGTGGCTGATATAAAATGCCCATACTCCCTAGATGTGTACACCGAAAAGGCCGATATATTTATAGCTAATGATGTGCAAAAACTTAAAAAACTTTATCCCGAAAATTATTGGCAATTAGTTAGTAATTCAATACTATTTGATAAAAAATATGCCGAACTAATTATCTACTGTCCTTATATTGACGAACTAATAGAAATAAAGTCTATGGTTCAAGATTGGTCGGGCGATGCTAACGAAGTGGCTTGGTTAAATTGGGCTAGTGATGGCAGTTTACCTTATTTAATTAAAGGTGCTTACTATAGAAATCTCTATAAATTAAAGTGGGAGGTTTCGGCTGAAGATAAAGAATTTCTTACAAATAGGGTAAAAATGGCGATTGATAAAATAAAAGAAGGATGCGTGTAAGAAAAGGATATTCAAAAAGTATAAACCGCCTGCTAGATACAGTAGGCGGCACTACGCCCGATAGTTTTACCATAGAAGACTATTTTGATTACTGTGAATCTGATGTACCGATATTTGGCGACAACCTAATTCCTTGTAAGGTGGTGGTGTCTAAAAACGGTATAATTTATTCCTCTATATCCTTAGCAGCACGAAAATACAAAATAAGTCAAGCACATTTAAGTAATATGCTAAACGGTGTATTACCAAATACAACAGATTTAACACTAAAATAAATATTTATAATGTTTAACCGTCAACAATTTGCCGAAGACCTATTTATGTTTAGAAACTCAAAAGGCATAAGCAGAGCAAGTGCAGCAAAAGAAATAGGACTTAATTCAGCAACAATGCAAGGACTTGAAGGGGGTATATACAACCCCCAATTAGCTAACTATCGTAAAGTTTGTAAATGGTTAGGCAAGGATATGGAATACTACTTTATAAAGGATTAAAAAAAAACTTAAAACAAATGAAAACAAGCAAAATTAAAGACACAGTAACCAAATTACTTACAATATACCCTGTATTAAGAGATGATGACGCTAGGTTAGTTGTAAACGTGTGGAACGAACAATTATTAAAGCGTGGTATTAACCTAAATACAGAACCCGCAAATGAAATATTATTTATAATAGCAAATGGAAGTCTTAATTCAAGCGAATCCATCACTAGGTGTAGAAGAAAGCTACAAGAAGTTAATATAGATTTAAGGGGTGCTAAGTGGCTAGAAAGGCACGAAGCCGAAAAGGAAACTATTGAAGATTTAAGAAACAATTATTAAAAATAAAATAAAATTAGTTTATATAATAAGTTAAACTATATTTGCAACGCTATCAAGGATGAAAATATTTAACACAAGTCCCCCATTTAATACATTGCAATTTGCCGCATTCTGCGCACCTTGATAGCCTTTGTATTACTTGGGGGCTTTTTTAATTATGGCAGAAAATAAAAAATCATTTTTACTTTATTGTGATTTAATTCATACGATTGAAAAGATGCCCGATGACAAAGCGGGGCAATTACTAAAACACATTTTAAGGTATGTTAACGACCTTAACCCAATAACAGATGACCTAATTACCCAATTAACATTTGAACCTATTAGACAATCTTTAAAAAGAGATTTATTAAAATGGGCAGATAAAAGCCCTGAACGTATTGAAAAGGCTAGAATAGCGGGATTAGCAAGTGCGGAAGCTAGAAGGTTAAAAAAAGAACTAAATTCAACTAACGAGTTGGAATTTCAACTAAACCCAACTAAACCAACCGTAAGTGTAAGTGTAAGTGTAAGTGATAATGTAAAAGTAAAAGAAAATAATATAGATAATCGCAAATTAAAATTTGCTTCCACCCTAGAACCTTTTAAAAATATTTATCATAGGGATATGTTAATCAAGTTTTTTAAATATTGGACACAGCCTAATAAATCAAATACTAAATTCAAGCAAGAATTAGAAAAGACTTGGTCGCTTTCTTTAAGACTAGAAACTTGGTCAAATAACAATTACGACAAAGGCAAAACAATAGTAGAGCCAATAGGAAAGAAAAAGATAGCATTAAACGACATAACAGAAACACCAATTATATGAAAAAAGAATTACAACAAACAGAACACAACGGCAAATTACCACCGCAGTCGTTAGATTTAGAAATGGCGGTATTAGGTGCAATTATGCTAGAGAAGTCAGCATACGGCAGGGCGATGTCAATACTTAATGCAGATATGTTTTATTCTGATGCAAACAAGTTAATTTACACCGCAATAGAAAGCCTTGCTAGTTCAAGACAGCCTATTGATATTTTAACTGTAATATCCAAACTTCGCTCTAATGGCGATTTAGATAGCATTGGCGGTGCTTATTATGTAACATCGTTAACTAACAATGTAGCTTCAGCGGCAAACATAGAATACCACGCCCACGTTATAATGGAAAAGTATATTTCAAGGGAAGTGATTCAAATAGCGGGTTGGTCGGGGAAAGAGGCATTTGATGAAACCGCTGATATATTTGAAACCTTAACAGAAATTTCTAAAAGGCTATTAAACATTCATACCCTATCAAAAAAGAACTCTGACAAAAGTATGGATAAAATAGTTTCAGAGGTAATTACTGATATTAAACTTGCTATGGAAAACGATGACCATATCAACGGCATACCAACAGGCAATACTACTTTAGATAAAATTACAGGCGGTTGGCAGAAAGGTGATTTGATTGTAATAGCTGCAAGACCTTCAATGGGTAAAACTGCTAGGGTATTAACATTTTTAAAGAAAGCGGTAGACGTTGGCAAATCAGCACTTCTTATGTCTTACGAAATGTCAAGTCATCAGTTAGTAAAGCGATTACTTTCAGAGGCTAGCGGATTAGACCTTTCTGACGTTAATAGGGGTAGATTAAGCCCTTATTCTTTTAATTTGATTAGTAATATTGCTAATGAAATAAAATCTTTACCAATCGCATTAAACGATAACGGCAGAACCACTATTTATGATTTAGCTAATAGATGCCGAATACTAAAAGCTGCGGGCAAGCTAGATATGTTAATTGTAGACTATTTGCAGATAATACCTAGAGGTAAACAAAAAGAACCTAGACACGAATTGATTGGGTTGTTTACTTCGGAACTAAAAAGTTTAGCCAAAGAATTGGATATTCCTGTAATAATTTTAAGTCAGCTAAACAGGTCTAATGAAGGCAATACTGATAAACGGCCGAAACTAGAACACCTTAAAGAAAGTGGCAGTATAGAACAAGATGCTGATATGGTAGGATTTATTTATAGACCAAGCTATTACACACAAGGCGACCAAAGTAAAGAAACCGATGAAGAATTTAAGTCTATGGATGAAAGGGAATATTTAATGTATTCAGAATTTATTATAGCCAAGAACAGAAATGGCAAACTAGGATTTATAAAAGAATATTTTGAAGGTTCAAAGCAGAGATTTACCGAGTGTATGCCTTCGGGGGAAATGCCATACGATAGCAAAGGCGGAATAACACCACAGTTAGATACAACAGATAAAATTTTACCTTTTTAAATTATATAAAAAATGTCAACACCAACATTTACCGATTATTGGAAACTCACAACAAAGTGTGGATTTAAAGAAAAATTAGCAAAAAGATTTCATTATCTGCCGACAAATCACAAGATACTGCTATTTAACAAGGTTAAAGATTTAAAAATAAAACCTGACCCCGAAACATATTTAAACATAGGAAGATGAAAACTTGTAAATATTGTAAAGAAAAGTTTATTCCCGATAGACCATTGCAAATGGTATGTTCGTTTATGTGTAGTGTAGAATACACAAAAGCTAATCAAGCAAAAAAAGCTAAAAAGGATTGGGTAAAAGAAAAGGCAGAACGGAAGGAAAAGATAATGACCAAATCCGATTGGGAAAAGTTGTTTCAAATATTGATTAACCACATAGCCCGATTGGTTGACCATAACCAACCCTGCATAGCAACCAACACAATGAATGGCAAACGTAACGGAGGCCATAGATATTCAGTTGCAAGTAATCCAAGTATAAGATTTAATTTGCATAACGTACATATTCAGTCTGAGCATTCAAACGTTTGGAAAGGTGGCGACAATGATAGGTATGATGAAGGATTGATAAGAGTTTACGGATTAGAATATAAGGACTATGTAAGAAGTTTAAACCAAATCAAACCAATAAACCTAACAATAGAAACCATAAAGGATAAAATAATTATTGCAAAGTTGATTAGGAAGGAATTAATTGAATTAGGGAACACCTACACATCAGCCGAAAGAATCCAATTAAGACACGATTTAAACCAAAGAATAGGAATATATTTATGACATACAAAGGATTTAAAATAGAACTAAACGAGTATTACAACTGGCGATACCCAAATACAAAATATTTATATTATAGTATTAATGATTGTGATAGACCTGTATTATGGGCTTCAACAATAGATGAATGCAAGAAAG